GTTCATCTTTATTCCCCTTGGACTTATCAGTTGATTCCTTCTTTGGCTTTCTGAATATCGCGTCAAAGTTTGCATCAAACTTGCTTTTATCAGTTGGCCTTTGTTTATCGCCTTTACCGTTCATCCTTTCTCTCCTAATGACTCGGCGTTGCCTCGCCGACGTATGGTTAAAATGTTTATGTATATATTTTCTTATTTTGTGTACATGTTTTGCAGACATGTATAAACAGATTACAAACTCATTAATTAACAGATGTTATAAACCCTTTTACTTCGAAAAGTAAAATTTAAGAACTAAGGGCCAAAGCAACTTAGCGGTTAAAACAATGCTTGTATCGTATATCCAAACTATTCACAGCTAAAAACCGATTCAACTGTGAGGCTCTGTAGGGAGGGTCAACCCTGAATCTGGCGTTTAATTTAAGGAACCGCCAGCCTAAAGCCCAAACATTGTTTGCGTTCAAAGAAAGGAGTTGGTATGGACGCTATAAGATCATATAGCTATACTTGCCTTTCTTTCTTGTTCTTCGCAAAACAAGTATCCCTCAACAGTAGGGAAAAGTAAAGCCCCCGTAACAGGGGGTTTTATTTATCTGTCTAACGCAGAAAACTCATCCAATCCCATTTCAAAGATAATGCAAAGCTGCTGCATAGTATGTAGCTTCATGTTTTCCTGCTTGCGCCACCTCATAACCTGCTGAGGCTGAACTCCACTCAACCTGGCTAGGTTAGCACTTGATATGTCTCGCATAGCCTGAGCTACTCGAACGCATTTGCCTGCATTTGTCATTTTAATGTCCTGTGTTATTGTGTTTAGGCAGGTTCCCCCGACCTGTTCTCCTATGGTTTCCCCCCGAAAGCACTTGTGCCGTAGGGGGGTTTTTTAAATCAGAATGGGATATCTTCGTCCATTTCTTCAATAGTTGGGTTTGACGCAATGGCCGGTGCTTTAGCTGCGCCGTCAGTATAAAAGACTTTTACATTGCCAAGGATTGGCGTTTGATATTTAGCTTCACGCTCATCTTTAGTCGTGCTTTGACTGATAAAGCCGTTATTCTCATACTCGTCCTTTTCATCAGTGTCCACAAAGGTAGTCAGGTCAAGATAAGTTCCTTTAGCACCCTTATACAGTCGTGACTTGTCGATCTTTGTAACGTCAATTCTTACAGATATTCCTACTTTCATTTTAGCTTCTCCACTTCGGTTTTTATTACATTAACGGCCTTGGTTACTTCCTCGGCCAAGTTTGCGATATAAGCATTATCGCGTTCTACACGCACTAAAGTGTGCGGAAGATCTGGATGGTAGGTCATAAAGTCCCACCAATCTCGTCCTGTTACCCACAGACAACCCTGTAGCTGTTGCCAGTACTTCTTAACACCAGCCGTGGGATCGCGTAAGTATGCGACCTGCGTATTTGCAGCAGGACATTTCAACTCTAAACCACCGTCAGACCCTACCAGGGCATCAGGTGAGCAACCGTAGCTAAAGGTTGTGTCAACAATAAAACCAACCTCCAGTGTATCGTTGCCAGATATGAACTCGTACATCTCCCTCGCGTCTGGCTCAAGCAAATTACCACGCTCCATATGAGCGTTAATGTAGAACGGCTCAGATTCGCCTGTAATGAGTTCTGCGATTAGTTGATTGATGTACCCATCAGCAGAGCTAGAAGGCTTCCCAGAGCCTGTAATAAGCTTAGAAAAGTTACTAGCGGATGGCCTGCCTAATCGCGCAGCAAGCCATTCTTCAGTACCCTGCTCATGGTCAAGAATGATCATTTTGTTTTTGCCTTAAGTGCGGCGACAGCTCTATCGAAATGACCACTTAACAGGTCATCAACTGTTTCGCATTTGAATGCGTTGCAGAACTTGGAAGAGTCACTGCCGGTTTCGGTAATTAAATCTTGAATGATCACGCTTTGGCCACGAGTGATCTTTTTCTTATCATCACCACGAATCATTGCAGACTGTGCGTCGTCATCAGCCGTGGGAATTCCAGCCATGGCAGATATAGCCACGCGACGAGCGTAGGTCACAGACGCAGATGCAGACTGAGGATCTCGCTTAATGATCGGAAGGGTGTATCCCATCTCAAGCCATTGTCCAGAGCTATGCATCAAACGAGTACATACTCCAATGCCAGATTCATCGTTAATCGGGAATTGCGTATAACTTAGACCATTGTCAGCAAAAGGCTGCTTTATAGCCTTGATAACAGAGGTTAAGTCAGCATAATTAGACTTGAAGAAAGGGTTGGCAGAATCTTTAACAGCACCGCCCATGTCACTCTGAGCTTTAGATAGTGCAGTCGCTAATTCGTTGATTTGTTCGCTTGATTTCATTGTTATCTCCTATTAAAGAAACAACAATATAATCAAAAGTGATTATAATATCAACTAAAATGTTAAATTAATAACACCAGATGACGGGGACGCTTGTACGCGTGTCTAAGTGGATAAACGTCTTAGCCACACCAATGCCTGTGAAACCCGCCTTAAGTGCCTCAGAGACGATTATATAGCCTTCTGCGCCATTATTAATCTTAATGTCTGCGGCGATGCCGCGAGCGTGTGTGCCTGGCGTAGATTTGGCTTTTTCAATGCTGTGGCCTTCTGGGTCACGGTAGCCAGATGTGATAATAAACGGAAACCCGCACTCGTGACGCAGGTCATCAAGTTTCATCAAGAAATCATCAGACATTGCGTTATTGCCGGTCTGCTGGCAATCAAAGTCTGACTTTCGAAAGTATCTCATTTGCGAAGTTCCATTAATTTACTTGCCCCTCTAATACCAAAACTTGAGCTGATAGCTATGAATAATAAGTATTGGTACCACTCAGGTAATTTTTCCAGTGCTTCAAACCCGGTAGAAACCCGGTCAATCACTGATACATCATTTGCCGCTATAGCGTAGCCAACCATAAAGACGGGGATTGATAGAACAATAGTCCAGAACTCATCCTTCCAAGAATTGCTTGACGCATCTGCCATCTTGCTTTCCCAGTCAGCGTCGTTCTGTATGACTGACATCTTTGCCTGGTGTTTGGCTTGCTTCTCTTCTGCTTTGTTTTGCAGGAATGTTTTGCCAAGGTCAGCAACTGGTCCAATTAAAGCAGTGAAAATACTCATCCGAACATTTTACCAACAACAAATAATCCAATAATTAAAGGATAAATACCCCAGATCATCATTTCTGTTTTCTTAAACCTTTCCGATCCTTCGTCTAAACGTTTTTCAATATTGGAATATCTAACGGCGCATTCTCGTTCATGCCCTTCCAGTTTGAGTAGTGCTTCTTGGACTGATGCCATTTTGATTATTCCTAGTGCTGTAAAGGTTAATTGAATACCGATTATATCATTAACTATCACGCATCAAAACGCCTTCCAAAAATATAGCAATCTCATTTGTACTTGAGCTTGACTTAGCCTCAAATGAGAAATCTGATTTAGCTGCTATTTTAAATGGAATTTGTCTGTCATAGCTAACCTGAGAAACCGCAAAGGTTGCCTCAGATGCTCGAATCGTTCTACCCCACTCACTTGTGACAACGTTCCTAATATACAAATACTTATTGCCGTTTGTGGTTGCAGAATTTACGTCAATCCTAAAGAGATAGAATGAATGTCCAGCCGGAACCGTGTAAACACTAGACTGACTAATTCCCAAATCAGGCCCAATATAACCATATACAGTGCCGCCGTTAGATGCAGATATTCCGCCAATATTTGAACCTTGGGCTATAATCAAGGAATTAATTCTAAAGAATGAGTTAGTAGTATTTACTGGAGAAGTTCCTGTAAGAGTTACAACCTCTTGCAATATGTTGTAATCAGCGTCTAAGCCATCAACTAATACATCCATAGTATCGCCAGCAGAAGTAGAGGAAAGGCTCATTACAACTGCTGAGGATGGATAAACATAACTCCCGCTATCATCCCAAATAGTCTCGTAGTCAACGCCAACAGCTCGGTTGATGCCAAATATGTTTACAGCAGTTGCGCCAGCAAAGTTTCCCCTGGCAATATCAAAAAGTATGTTTGGGGTGGACATTTTTGTGCCCAGAAATTGAGTAGTCATTACATGCTCTCCAAGATAAATGAGGTTATTAAATATAGCCCATAAGCCATTAAGCCTATTGCGCCAATAGAAATGCTATTCCAGATTAAGGCTTTCTTTTTCCGGACTTGAGCATAAACAGCCCTTTCTCTTTGAAGTTTAATCTTCTTACGCATGTCCAGCAACTCTTTGTAGCCATCTGGACCGTAAGTTAATCGAAGCAGGTCACGAAGCTCTTTCTCTTGCTTTGCAATCTTCTTCTCATG